GGGCGCGCTGTAGCCCGTGGAAGGCATAATTACGAGGACAGTCATCGTCTCCCTTTCAAAAAAAACCCCGACGCTCGGCACGCCGGGGGTTAAGGGGCTGGTTCATATCAAAGGGGAGGCGATAGAACCAACGCCTACAATACGTATAAACCTCTGGCAGCACAAGTCTATTAGGTTTCCACGTCCTCGAAAAGTCGACGTGCTTGGACCGCAGCCGTACGCGCTGCTGGACTGAGCGCGGCAAGTTGCCGTGCTGTGAGGGCGGTCGCGATCTCGGGCGTGAGCAGCGCGATCTCTCCCAACGCCGCTTCGCTAACAGCTCCCACTTCTCCCAGCGCAGCTCCCGGTATCGACGAACCAATTGGCGGTGGCGGTGCTGGGCCGGTCGGGGTGCCCGCAGTGGGCGGTTGAATGATCTTCGGGCCACCCGGCGTCTGTACCACCTGACCCGGCCTCACTGGCTTGATATCCTGCACGACACTACCAACCGCGCGACCGACCTCGACGGTGATGCCGCGACACAGCGGGTGATAGGGAGGGGTGTCCATGCCCCGAGACGCCAGCTCATCATTGCTTAGTTCACGCAACTCAGCGAGGCTCTGGGCGCTCTGAGACGCAAAGGGGGCCGCCGTCTTCAGTTGCGCTGGATCGGTGATATTGAGCAGTTCGGTAATCTTCGCCAAAGCCCGCTCTGTCTCGAATATCATCCCGTGCATCAGCTCGCATACCGGACACGTTCTATCGTCGAGCACTTCGGAAACCTGATAGGAAAAAATGCCGTTGGCCTCCGCTTCGATCAGGAAGCCATAACTGACGACGCGCGACGTAGTGAGGTTGGCTCCGATGTTCGCGATTGATTTCAGATTACCATCGATGCCTTTGTTGATCAGATCGGCCAGTTCACCTTTGAAAATTTCCGTCTTCCCGTGCGAGTGCCCGCCGAACGATTTTATAAGGCCATCCCCAACCGCTATATCGGAGCGCCCTTCCTCCTCGGCACGAATAAACTTCAGCGCGGTGGCCTGCGCGAACTTGATCCCACCGGACACGATTTGACGAAGCTGGCCTACCGTAGTGTCGAGAATGTCGACCCGGTGCGGCTCCGTTATGAGGATGCTCTCCTCCGGCTCGACGATCTGTGACGCGCCAAACAACGCCGCCTGAATGAACTTCGTTTTTGCAAAGCCATCTAGCTCGAATATCTCCTGTGTTACGTCCAGAGAATTGATGATGTCCCGAGCCGCGTCAAACTGACCCTGCTCGATCAGCAATGACGCTTGCCGAATTTTGTCGTCCAGCGCGTCGGCAAGGAGCTTCTGGTACTTCGAGGTAATGGTGTCCTCAAGGGACAGAAAGATTTCGTTCAGTAGCGGCATCACCACCTCCAATGGAAGCGTTTAATGTCTTTCCGGTTTGCTGCCGCGATCCTCTGCGCCCATTTTCCGGGGATCAAATCCCGATGATACGGTCGCTCGATGTAGCGGTTCTTCCCGGTCGTAATCACGCCCTGCGGTTTGATCTTGATCTGTAGTTTAGCACCCATCCACTTATAAAGCTGATCGATATTTGCGAGGTCGAATATCCGAACCTCCGGCCCGAGCAAGTCCGTTTGCAAACGAAGCGGCGACCATCGCAGATTTTTCTCACTGCGCTTCATGGTCATAAACATATTGAAGCCATCGACCGAGTGGTGCGTGAGCCAGTCCGCACCGTAATACAGGCTGACCGCGCGCTCCCACGGATTGCGAACCAGCGAAAACTTTTCATACCGATCATACTCGGTCGTGCCCATCCGTTCTCTGACGCCCCATGAGGAGTGGTGAAGCGCGTACCCCGCCCCCGGCCCGTACTTCTCCTTCAGTCGATACCCACCGTGATGGCGGATCGTGTACCAGACTGAATTCCCGCCGGTCTTCGGAATATGAATGAACATAAGATTACCGAGGATCAGCGTCAAAACTTCCACCCGAACCTAACAATCTCCGACGCGTGCCTTTCCGCGATGATCGCCTTCAAATTCTTAGTGTAGTATTTCCGATAGTGCAGCCGCTCGACGTAGCGATTTTTCCCCGTCTTGACGATGCCGGGGTCGGCCACTTCGATGTCGAGATTGGCCTCCATCCAGTGCCACAGCTTTTCGATCTGATCGAGCCGGAAAATCAGCACGTCGCGATTGAGTAAAGCCGTCTGTTGGTAGTACGGGTTCCAGCGCATCTTCCCGAGCGTACGCCATTGCCGCATATATTTTGCAAACCCCTCGGGAGAGAATTTCTTTAGTTTGTTCCTGCCGAAGTACAGCGAGACGGCTCGTTCCCACGGGTTCCGAACGAGGCTAACTTTTTGATAGATGTTGTATTCAGGGCCGAGACGCTGCTTCAGCGCGTTGGCGCTGGTGTGCATCCTAATACCGGGGCGTACGTCCTTCATCCGGTAGCCGCCGTTCGCTTTGACGACTTCCCAGACCGCGTGTCCTCCCGTCTTCGGGATATGAACGAATAACATATCCCCGAGGACATACGTCATAAGGCGCTATCTGACGCGTTGCCAGCCCCGTTTCGTTTGCTGAACCATATAAGCGTTCGCTGAGGTGGCCCTATTAGTGCAACGAAAAAATCCACCCCGACCATCGGCGCGTTTAAAAACGTAATGCTGCCGCTTGCCGCACCACAGTAAGAAAACACGCCCGCCAAACTTCGCATAGAAATCATCCTGATTGGGTGTCAGGCGGTGAACCCCATTAACGGGAGTACGGCGCTCACCGCTTTGAACTGGAAACGCAACGAACACCGCAATCAGAAAACTCACGATCAGCGTTGCAATTAATTGCATTATTTCACCTGTGCCGCCAGAACAGCTAGCGAGCACCCCGCCAACCTCGCCAGCCCGTTCGGGTCATTGTCGATGCTATCGAATTGCATAACCGACAACACCGAATTGAAGATATCGAGATCGTCAGGGTCGAGATCGGCGACCTCTGCCGACAATTCGATAAACGCTTCGGCTGAAGCATCGCCCGCGTGCATCAATACGTTTGCGCGAGACGCGAGGGCGACCATCTCCTCAGCTTTTCGCTTTCGTTTCTTGCCGAGATGGCTCGGCTTAGAAATTGGAACTACCGTGCCGTCATCGGACGCCGCCACCGCGGTTGGAGCGCCCGAACGCGGCTGGACACCTTCTGACGGCGTAGCGGAGTTTGGTTTACCGGCTGGCGAATTTATCCGTAGACCCGCTAGGTCCACCGGCACTGCATCGGGATCAAATCTCAATTCAAGATTGACCAGAGAATTAAGCGCCTCGATAACACCGTCAGGGCCAATGCCGCCCGCTTCAAGGGCCACCTTGATGGCGTCAAGACGCTGCGCCGTATCGTTGACCGTAATTGGCATGGACACGAATACGAATAGCCCCTCGGGATCGAGTTCGGGCATGATCAGGTTGTTCACCATCTCATCGAATTCGACCCGCTCGGGCTGGAACACTTGTGCCTCGGCGACCGTATACGACGCGAACGCAGTGGCGAATGAAAAATCCTCGGCTTGCCCAACGAATAGAGGCGGCAATCTGAAGGACCGGCGCACACGCCTCTCGGCTTTGGCGTCGTACACCTCGAACATGCTGTCCTTGACTTGCTCGGCACCGAACCGATGGACCTCGACCTTTGCGCCCGCCGGTTCCTTTTCCAGCGTGCCGCCAACGGTCTGCACCTCCATGACCACGCCGCGCTGCTTGTCCTTGGACTTGCCCGACATGAAATTTTCAAGCGCCTTGGCACCCTCGATTGCAGCCTTGCCGCCCGCGATGGTAATAAGGACCGGCGGGATGCCTCCGCTGTCGAAATAATCGAGATTGTGCTCCTCGGCCTTGCGCGATCCCAGCACGGATGGAAGCTGCGGTATCCAGCGAGGGACGCCGTACGGCGTACGGCTATCGGGGACAGTCGTCAGGTGGATCAGCTCATTGGCCTCATCCCCCCGCTTGATCTTTTTGTCCTCGGACGTTAGGTGCTCATTGCCCTCCCACAGCCCTTCTTTTTTGCTCAACTCGCGACTGGCGTTTACCTCTTTGAAGTATACGATTTTGTTGCCGACGATCTGAGCGTAGCGACGTTCCGCCGCCAACATATTGATCGTGATCCGCTCGCCGTTACGGGTCAGCTTGACTTCCTTTTCGATAGGATCGTCCAGCTTGAGCAGCCGAACATCCTTCGCCCGTACCAAGCGCAGGAACACCAGCTTGTCTTCGAGATTTCGCATCACCTCGATATAGGCGTTGCCTGTGATTTCGAGATCACGACGTATCCTTTTCCGCAACGTGATCATCGACGTGGACGGGAATACCTCCTCGAAAAATTCCTCGATTATCTTCTG